GCAGAAGGTTCTATGCTTGTACCACCAGAAATGGAAATGCCTGTAGATACTTATTCTAATATTCCTGAAGACGAAATGGCAGAAGCAAAAGCTTCACAGCTTCCAGACGATGAAATGGAAGATAAGTACTTAGAGTTTGTGCTTGATGAATCTTTAGATCAAGAAGATCAAGAATATTTAATGAATGCTCTAAATGGTGATGAGCGTTTAAGCGGCATCTTTGATAAAGTTATGGATGTAGCAGGAGAATTCTCTGGCGAAGGCGAAGTAGAAGGCCTTGGCACTGGAGTATCAGATTCGATTCCCGCAAGGTTATCGGACGGTGAATTTGTTTTCACCAAGAAAGCAACCGATCAATTAGGCGCAGATGAGCTTCAAACTATGATGGATGATGCTGAACGTGCTTATGATGGCGGTTTAAGAAAGAAAGCGTTTGGAGGACTAACTGATAGCGGAATGTCTGAAATCGAAGAAGAAGACGAAGAGTCTGTTATTCGATCTAGGATGATAAGCGCAGATAGTATGCCAAGCAACAAAAGGAGATAAGGCTACTCTATTTATAGACCCCTTATCATTTTAAAACCTAGAGGCCACCTTGAAGTATCAAGACCCTGTATTGTAAACGCGAACAGTACAGCCACCTTGAAAGACTAGCAAGCCCCAAAAGGAGAGTGACAATGACAACTGCAAGTGAAATGATAGACGAACCAGAAGTAAATCCATACAATGCTAGAAAAGATTGGCATGAGGATGTAAAACCTACAAACTTAGGAAGCGCAGACGGGTTATATTTTGAAAGACCTACGAAGGCCACCTCCAGTGACGAAGAGTCTACTGAAGCCCCCAAGCAAGGAAAACAAAATACTAATTATAAAAAAAGATATGATGACTTAAAAAAACATTATGATGAAAAGATAGCATCCTTTAAACAAAAGGAACAAGAACTAAGGGCAATGGCACAAAGTAGCGAACCTACTTATGAACCGCCTAAAAGTGTCGAAGACCTAGAACAGTTTAGAGAACAATATCCTGATCTATATGAAACTGTAGAGACTGTTGCACACTTACAAAGCGAACAACAAGTCGAAGCAATCAGAAGTAAACTCTCAGCTATTGAAGAAAGAGAGGCCGCTATTGCACGTAGAGAAGCTGAATCAGCCCTACATGAACAGCACCCCGACTTTGAAGATATACGAGGCGATGAAAAGTTTCATAACTGGGCAGAAACTCAACCTGAAGCAATTCAGGATTGGATTTACAACAACCCAAATAATGTTAATTTAGCCATCAAAGCTATTGATTTATATAAATTAGAAAATGGTCTAACTAAAAATACAAAGCAAAAGTCAAAGAAGTCACAATCTTCCAAATCTGCGGCAGACTTTGTATCTACCAAAACAACAGGTGTAGATGCTAAAGAACCAAAGATATGGACACAACGGGAAATCGCGGCGTTGTCCATGAGAGATTTTGATAAATATGAAGCTGAAATTGATCAAGCTATCATGGAAGGACGAGTGCGATAATTTTTAATTATTGTCTTTTAGGAGTAACATAACATGGCTTTTAACCAATCAGATCAACTTTTTGAACAAAGTACAGATACCAACGGTAACTTTGGTAACTCTGTTTCAGGGCAAACTAATGCCTTTTTCATGCCTTCAATTTTTTCTAAGAAGGTTCTTAACTTTTTCCGTAAGTCTTCAGTAGCTGAAGCAATTACCAACACTGACTATGCAGGTGAGATCGCAGGTTTCGGAGATTCTGTAAAGATTATCAAAGAACCAGAAATTACTGTTTTTCAGTATGAGCGTGGCGCAGACGTAACTCAAACTAAACTGACTGATGCAGAAACTACTCTCATTGTAGACGTAGCTAACGCTTTCAAATTTAAAGTAGACGACATTGAAACTTCTATGTCTCATGTTAACTTTAAAGAAGTAGCGACTTCTTCAGCGGCTTACGCTTTGAAGGATGCATTTGACGCAGGCGTAATTGCTAAGATTATTGCAGGTGTTTCTGCGTCTAGTCCTAACCATATCATGGGTTCTGATAGTGCTACTGACCTTGCAGAAGGTACTTTTGACGGAACTGGTAACTTGGATATTGGTTTTGGTTCAAGTGAGCATGACCCAATTGATGTTCTTTCTCGTATGGCCCGTCTACTTGACGAGCAAAACGTACCAGAAGAAGGTCGTTGGTTCCTAGCTAACCCTGAGTTCTATGAAGTTCTAGTTCAAAGCTCTTCTAAGCTACTTTCTGTTGATTTCAACGCCGGACAAGGTTCAATCCGAAACGGCCTAGTATCAACTGGTAAGTTGCGAGGATTTGACATGTACAAAACTAACAACATTGCGGCCACATCTAATGCGGCAGGACAGTGTGTAGCGGGTCACATGTCAGCAGTTTCTACTGCACAGACTATCACTAGCACTGAGGTCATCCGTGATCCAGATAGCTTTGGTGATATTGTACGAGGCTTGCATGTTTATGGAGCTAAAGTACTACGTCCAGAGGCACTAGTATCTGCATTCTACGGTATCGACTAAGTAGAAACATAAGAGAGGGGGATGAAATACTCCCCCAATCTTTTTAAGGAGTATATATGCCACAAGTAGGAACAAATGAAAAACCAATGATGATTTCAGCTAAGCCAAATGGAAAGATACTTGGAGATACAGGAAGTTTTTACAAAGCTGAAAATAAAAAAAAGTATGATGCAAACTGGGACGTAATATTTGGAAAGTCCACTAAAACTACAAAGGCAAAATAAATCATGGCAACAACCTTTTTAAAATTATCAAATGAAATCCTCAGAGAAATTAATGAAGTTGAGCTTACAAGTGCTACTTTTTCTACTTCCGTAGGAATACAAACGCACGTAAAAGATGTCATTAATAGAGCATACTTTGATATTGTCAATGAAGAACCACAATGGCCTTTCTTGTCTTTAGGCGAAAGCGGTGAGACAGACCCCATGTATGGGAATATTTATGTAGAAACAGTAGCAGGTACAAGATGGTATGAGCTAAAGCCTGAAAGTTCAGACATCACAACAGATTATAGTTATGTAGATTGGGATAACTTCTACATGACAACAGTAGGAGTGTCCGGCGAGACTGCTCCTTTTGAAGCTAGAAATTTAAGATTTATTACTATAGAAGAATGGAAAGATTTTTACAGGCTCAGCGAAAACTTAGATGATGCTGACGGCCAACAATTTGGAACACCTCAACGAGTATTTAAAAGCCCAGACAATCGCAAGTTTGGGCTTAGTGCTATCCCAGATAAAGTATATCGTATTTGGTTTTTTGCTTATGTACAACCTACAGCACTATCAGCACATTCAGATACTATAGTATTTCCTGATGTATATAGCCCTGTTCTTTTAAATAGAGCTAGATACTACGTACATCAATTTAAAGATAATGCTCAAGCGGCGGCGTTTTCAAATGACGATTATAAAAAAGGCTTAAAAAACATGAAGGCGGCTTTAATGTCTCCCGCTCCTTTTTATATTAAAGATGATAGAACGGTGTATATTTAATGGCAGGTTCACAACCTTTTGGTCTATCGTGCAAAGGCGGTTTAAATACTAATTTAAATCAGTTTGAGATGTTAGCTCAGCCGGGGCTTGCTACAGACTTAGAAAACTTTGAGGTCGATGCAGACGGCGGCTACCGTAGAATTAATGGCTTTACTAGATTTGGAAATACTAACCCAAATGGAACTAATCCAATTTTAGGTTTGTTTGTATATGCTGATGGCTTAATAGCTTGTTCGGGTACAAATATTTTCTTTACATTAGACGGAAGCACTTGGTTACAAATAAACAAAGCAAGTGTAGCAGGAAGCGGAGACAACTTTAGTACTTTTAGTGGTCGCTCAACACTAGCAAGAACTACTCAAGGACAGTGTAGCTTTGCACTTTATGAAGGTGACACAACTTACGGCGAAATAATTATTGTTGATGAGTCTTCAGCTACAAAGCCTTTTTATTTTAAAATGACAGGAACAGGCGCACTAAGTAATAGAACTTACTTTGCGGCAGAAATAACAGTATCAGGTTCTGTGTTCCCTACAGCCTGCACAGTACATGATAGACACTTAGTAGTAGCAGGAGACACAAATAATCCTAATACTATTTTTTATAGTGGAACAGATGATATAGATAGTTTTTCTAGTAGCGGTTCAGGAAGTATAAAACTAGACGATAAAGTAATAGGCATACGGGGCTTCCGTTCTGATCTAGTAATTTTTTGTAAGAATAGTATTTATAAACTTGTAAATATAAATGATGCTAATAGTGTTGCAGTTATTCCTGTTACTAAAAACGTAGGTTGTTTAGACAACCACACTATTCAAGAAATTGCAGGTGACTTAGTATTTTTAAGCCCTGATGGTGTAAGAACAATTGCAGGTACTGCGCGTATTGGTGACGTTGAGTTAGGAACAGTAAGCCGTCAAATACAAAACATTGTAGAAACAATAGCAGAAAACATTGCAGATTTAATTGTAGATAGTGTTGTATTGCGGCAAAAATCTCAGTACAGAATATTTTACACTACATTAACACAAGGCGCTAAAGACTCAAAAGGCATTATAGGCTCATTAACTACTAATGGTTTTTCATGGTCAGAAACTCTTGGAGTACAAGCAAGAGCAATTACTTCTGGATTTAGTTCAGATGGAACAGAAAAAACATTTCATGGAGATAGTGCAGGTTACGTATATACTCACGATACTGGAAACTCTTTCTTGCATTTAGGTTCTGAAGCAAACATAAGAGCAACTTATACAACTCCTAGTTATGACTTTGGAGACTTTGGAACACGAAAGAATATGCGGTATGTAAAAATATCATTCAGTCCTGAAGGAGTAGCACAGCCTGTACTGCGAGTAAGATATGACTATGAAGATGATGGAGTACCACAGCCTTTAGATTACACAATGTCAGCAGTGCCAACGCCTGCTATATTTGGAGTATCTTTATTTAACAGCACTATTTTTGGAGCATCTAATGATCCTTTAGTTCGGCAGGCTGTACAGGGCGGTGGATACTCAGTAAGCTTTAGAATAAGAACAGATGATATAAACCCACCTTTTTCAGTAAACGGTATGTACATTGATTATATGCCTTCAACACGGAGATAAATAATGTCAGGCACTAGCTATACAAGACAAAGCACTTTTTCTGATGGCGATACAATCACAGCCGCACTTTTTAATACAGAATATAATCAACTAGTTTCTGCTTTTGCTTATGCCTCTACAGGCACAACAGGACACCAACACGATGGTGGAGCAGGCGAAGGCGGCAATATTCATACTATAGGCGACCAAGACTTTAATAATAAAATAGTTGTTGATAGCTCTAACAATCGTTGGAGTGTTTATGTAGAAGTAGGCGGCAGTGCCGTAGAACAAGTACGCATTGAAGACGGTGTAGTATATCCAGTTACAGATAGCGATGTAGATTTAGGTACAAATGTTCTGCGCTTTAAAAACGCATACATTGATAGCCTCACAGCTACAGGCAACCTTACAATTGGTGGCAACATAGATGTCGATGGAACTATAGAATTTGACGGTCTATCAGGCACAGGCTCAGTTACAGTTACAGACATTTTAGATCAAGATGATATGTCAGGCAATAGTGCTACAGCCCTTGCAACTCAACAAAGCATTAAAGCTTATGTAGATTCACAGGTCACTGCACAAGACCTAGACCTGACTGATGGCTCTTCAAGCATTTCAATTGATTTAGATTCTGAAGCTTTAAGTGTATTGGGCGGCACTGGTATTGATTCTACTGCAAGCGGCAATGGCGTAACACTTGCAATAGATAGCACTGTAACTACTCTTACAGGCTCACAGACATTAACCAACAAGACCCTCACTTCTCCAGACGTAAATACTCCAGACATTGATGGCGGTACAATAGACGGTACTGTTATTGGAGGCTCTAGTGCGGCGGCAGGATCATTTACAACCGTAGGCGCTACAGGAAATATCACAGTTGGCGGTACAGTAGATGGTCGTGATGTAGCTACTGATGGTACTAAGCTTGATGGCATTGAAGCCTCTGCAACCGCAGATCAAACAAATGCAGAGATTCGTACAGCCGTTGAAGCCGCAAGCGACTCTAATGTTTTTACAGATGCAGATCATTCTAAGCTTAATGCTATTGAGGCTTCAGCAGACGTAACGGACACAGCTAATGTTACTGCCGCAGGAGCTTTGATGGATTCAGAGCTTACTTCTATTGCAAGCGTTAAGGCTCTAAACCAAGGCGTTGCTACTGCTGACTCTCCAACCTTTGCCGCAGTAACGGTCAATGGCAACGTAGAGTTTGATGGCTTGTCAGGTACTGGGTCTGTAACGGTCACAGACATACTCGACCAAGATGATATGTCAGGTAATAGCGCAACGGCTTTAGCGACTCAGCAGTCCATTAAAGCTTATGTAGATGCACAACAGGACACGGTTGATACATTTGCGGAGGTGTTGGCACTTGGTAACACAACAGGCAACACAGATATTTCTGTTACTGATGACAGTAAGGTGCAGTTCCGCGATTCAGCTATCTATATAAACTCTAGCACCGATGGACAGCTAGACATTGTTGCAGATACTGAAATTCAGATAGCGGCTACAACTGTAGACCTAAATGGTAACTTAGATGTATCTGGGACTATTGCGGCAGGTGGAGTAGTCACAGCCAACGCAGGTGTAGTAGTAGATAACTTCACGCTTGATGGGACTACTCTGGCTTTAAGTTCTGGAAGTATGCTTTTAGATGTTGCAGGAGATATTATTCTTGATTCAGATACTGGCGGAGTACAGTTTAAAGATGGAGGAGTAGAGTACGGAAGAATATTAAACTCTTCTACAGATTTCGTAATTAAGTCAGCAGTATCTAATAAAGATATGTTGTTTAGGGGCAATGATGGCGGTAGTGAAATCACAGCCCTCTCCCTTGATATGTCCGATGCAGGAACAGCGACATTTAACCACGATGTAAAACTAGGTGATGATGGTCAAATTCTATTCGGTAGTTCATTTAATGGAACTATCGGTACGGCTAGTGGAGACCTTTTTATAGGTACAGCCGATGCAAATGTTTTATTTTTCAATAGTGCATCAATATTACCTGCTAACAGCGTGGGTGGAACAAGAGACAATGCTATTGCATTAGGTTCATCAACTGCTAGGTTCACAGACGCACACTTGAGCGGGACTGTTAATGCTAACAGTGCCACGTTAACTTTTGACTCAGCTTCCTATCCTAACACTGAATTAACTCTAAAAAATACTGCTCTTGGTACTGCTAGTCGAAATTCAATTTCATTTGAAAGAGCTGGTTCTGAAGTTGGTACAATTAAAGTAAGTACCTCAGCAACAGCTTACAACACTTCCTCTGACTACCGTCTTAAAGAAGATGTACAGCCCATGTCAGGTGCTACAGACCGACTCAAAGAGTTAAAGCCTGTAAACTTTGCATGGAAAGTTGATGGTTCAAGAGTAGATGGCTTCCTAGCACACGAAGCACAGGAAGTTGTACCTGAGTCTGTTTCTGGTTCTAAAGATGGCATGAAAACTGAAAAGTACGAAGTGTCTGCTGCTGTTACAGATAAAGAAGGCAATGTTAGCACTGAAGCTGTCATGGGTGAACGTGAAGTACCTGACTACCAAGGCATCGACCAAGCTAAATTAGTACCTCTATTGGTTGCAACTATACAAGAGCTAGAATCACGAATAACCGCGTTGGAAAACGCATAACTTTGGAGCAATAAAATGGCTATAACTACTACTTGGTCAGTGACTAGTATGACCCACATGGACGCTGATGGTGGCGTTATTAAAGCGTATTGGACTTGCAATGCGGCTTCTGATGAAGACCCTGTTTACACAGCGGTTGAAGGCGGCAAGCTAATCTGTACTTATGATGCATCAGGATCAGGATTTATTAAATATCCCGATCTGAAAGAGTCTGACGTTTTGGGGTGGATCTATGACAGCATAAAAGAAGATGGCGAAACAGCGGTAGAAGCTAAAGCACGTATTGAAGCTAATCGTACGGCAAGAGTTCAGAGTCAAATTGATCGTGCGGCAACTCAAGCTACTGGACTACCTTGGAGCGAATAATGATTACTATTAATGATGTAACTTATACCGAAGATGATCTGTCTGATATCTCTAAAATCCACGTTAAAAGAATTAATGAGTTGCGCGAAGAGTCAGCGCAAATACAGATGATGTTTGAAGAGAAAAACGTTCTTATTTCTGCTTATGCTAATGCTATCCGGGAGAGCGTACAGGAAGTGGAGGCGGTCAGTGAGTGAGCTAAAGATTCCGTCAAATTTATTGCCAATTGGTGTTCTAGTAGTATCGATGGCTGTGGCTTGGGGATCAACTCAATTTGCCGTTGCTGACAATGCAAAAGAAACAGCCCGGATAGAAAAGATCGTTATTGAAACAAGCAAGAAAGCTCAAGCTAATGGTCAGGCTCAAGCTGTTACAGAGACAAAGCTAAAGGCCATTGTTGAAAGTTTAAACCGCCAAGAGAAAACGGCTGAGAAAACTAACGAGCAAATACAGGCACTTGTACAAGTGTTGCTTTCTCAACAGAAATGAAGATGGTAATTGCGCTGTTATTTTTTACCGCAGCAGGTGATATTGACGAATCTAAGACTATGTACTTTAAGCAGCTTGAATCATGCAGATGGTATTGCAGTCGATTGTCACGCGAGCAAAGCTATTACACCCCCATAACTTGCACCTGCGAACTAAGGTGGGTTGATCTAAGCACAAAGGTAATATGAAAACTCTTGTCTTTCTCCTGGTCTTGCAGACTTTTAATAACGGCTATGTAGAAAGCACAGAGGAGATTGCACATTGGTATAACCTAAATACCTGTGTTTGGTACGCAAACTCGCTGACTAACCAAGCTCAGCAAGCTTATGACATCCCGATTATGGCGTTTTGCCGCCCGGTCTGGGTCGATGATAAAGAGGTAGAAGTATTTTGAGTATTTCAAGGCAAGATTTTTCTGAATCAGAAACGCTTGGGGGTTTGGCATTAGCGCTTATCCTAGTAGGTTTTTGTGTTTACGCTTTAATATTTAGGACTTAAATAATGCTTGAGCAATTAATTGCACCTGTTACTGGGTTGCTAGATAAATTTATACCAGATGCAGATCAAAAGGCTAAGTTAGCCCATGAGATTGCAACCATGTCTGAAAAGCAGCATCAAGAAATTATGTTGCAACAAATAGAACTGGCAAAAATCGAGGCTCAAGGCAGTTTTTTACAGCGTTCGTGGCGGCCTATGATAGGGCATTGCTGTTGGATTGGATTGGCTTACAATGTCATAGTAAGCCCTTTTTTGGGCATCTGGCTACCAGTGCCAGAGATACAGTCGGACTTACTTTATCCTGTGCTTTTAGGAATGCTTGGAATGTCTGGAATTAGAGGGTATGAAAAGGTAAAAGGAAAGGCATAATCAAAAGTCACACTTTATACACTTTTGTATACTTTGCACAAAACTAAAAAGCACTTTCCTTATAGTTTTCAATTACTTACAGCGTTACAACGCTATACTGGGGGTGTAGTGGTCGCAGGTTCAAATCCTGCCGTCCCGACCAACCACGCGGCTTTCGTTGATAGTAGTCACTAACTGCACAAAAATTGCACAAAAATTTGCACAAAAATCAGATATGAATAGTAATATCTTCAAAGGGTAGATCATCTGGGTTCATGTAATCTAGGGTTGTCGGAATTAAACCTATACAGATTGTAGTTAGCTTATGACTTTCAAGACAAATAAAGTGCAATGAGTAGAAAAGACTACTGCAACTCAAACCTATCCAGCCGCATTCGTTATTA